CAATTTCATTTTCTCTGTGCACCCGTTGTGGGAACAAGGCTGTTGATGAGACCCAAGCTTGTCAACACGTTAAATATGAGAAGAACAATATGTTCTTCGACGAAAATGGCGTACAGAGGAAAACTGCAGAACTTTGCGGGCATCATTCTGAGCCGAATAGTGTCAAGTTTTGTGACGCCTCTTGGGTAGCCAATCCTGCTTTTATCGGGGCTGTGAAGCGAAATAACATCTATCCGTCGGCCGATGTCATGTCAAAACTTGAGGTCGCTTTCAAGAAGAAGGGCTATCAGTTTAAAGAAGGCGATTTTCTCAAAGCTGCCATGCTCCTTTTGGCGGCTGATGAGCCTGTAGCTCCGTCGAAAAAGAAGAAAGAAGAGGATGCGGATACACCTGTAGAACCGGATACAGATGTTCCTGATGAGACCCCTCAGGAGGGTGATATGCCTTCTGATGTCCCTGAGGGTGAGGGTGATGCTCCTCCGCCCCCTGATCCGGGTGCACAACCGGAGTCACCCGAGGAATCTGGAAGTGATATCAAAAAATTCAAAACCATGATAAAGCAGAAGCTCTTGAAGCAACTCGGGGATGAGATTGCCGACGAGTTTTCTAAAGAGGAAGAAGATAGCACACCGAATGAGCTTGAGACCCTTGATGAATCTATTATAAAGCCTGCCTCTGTACAGAACCAGAAGGTCTGGTCTTTGAAAGAGGATGAAAGAAGGGCATATCACAAAATAGGGTCACATCTTGCCAAGCTTCTCAATACCGGAAGGATTACCAAAAACGAATTCAGCCGGCTGAGGTACGGAACGTACATGATTCTAGCCAGCAAGGACTTGCCCATGCTGGCGGATTATGGGTATAAGAAACGGGATTTCTTGGCTTTATTGTCTTATCTGGATGGTCGGACGGGAAATCCTCTTCCGATCTGTATTAAAAGAGCCATAGCCGATATGGGTGGTTCAAAGGGCAAGAAACCTTCGGAGATACTCATGAATGTAGTGTCTTCGATAGGGAGAAAAGTGACCCGGAGTGAGGGGAAACGGGCGCTCATGTGGATCAAACTCATGGACGAATATGACTCATAACCACAATGTTTTGAGGCTTTTGTAATAATCTACTAATACAGGCAGAAAACGTAGAAAAAGGAGGTAACGGATGGCAAGACAGAGACTCAGCTGGAAAAAGGATGCCGATACAAGCAAAACGGCGGATCCTTATACCATGAATCAAAATCGCAAAAACCCTCCGATTGAAAAATATCGGACAGGGGACCCTTCCTCATGGGCTGAGGATCCTGACATGAAGACTCCGTGGGAAAGCGAGGGTCGTACAGAGACAGGTCATCCAGCTCCTGCACGTGAAGCGGTGAAAGCAGCGCGAAAACTTGAGGACAGAGCTATCAAATGCATCACCATTGCCCAGAGAATGCTTCCGGGCGCATCGGATGATGTCATTGAAGAGCAGGCTACTGATCTCATGTACCTTCCCGATAATTCCATTCTTTCCACTCTTCAACGTCAGGCATCACTCGCCGAAACTCTGACCGCCAAAGACTGTGATGAAGATGACGATGAAGATGAGAAGTCTGTCGAGGCCAAGGAAAAAGAAGAGAAAGTCGAAGAAGATGAAGAAGAGAAGCCTGTAGAGGCCAAGGAAAAGAAAGAAGAGAAGGAAGAGAAGGCCGAAGAAGATGAAGAGAAGCCCGTAGAGGCTAAGGAAAAGAAAGAAGAGAAGGAAGAGAAGGTCGAAGAAGAGGAAGAGAAGCCCGTAGAGGCCAAGGAAAAGAAAGAAAAGAAGGAAGAGGAAGAAGAGGAGAAGAAGCCAGAGGAAGTTCCTGAGGAGGCTGTTTCTGCCTCTGAGACCGATCTTCTCGACAAGATTTTCGCCACCGAAGAGCCTGCACAGGAGAAATCCGGTGCGAAGAAACTCAGTGGTATTGTGAAAAAAGCATCGAGTGGGAATCTACTCGACAATCTGTGGGATTCTCTCCCGGACGTGTCGAAGGTTTTCAGTAGCAAATAATAATTAATTGGCCGGTGGGAATTTCCCCCGGTCATGGTTTTAACTCCAAACTACCTGTAAAGGGAGGTGAAGTTCAATGGGTTCTTCTAATCCAGTACCTGACCAACATGTGGATGTTCTTCAGAGGCAGGCGTTCAATAGCATTGGTGCTTTGGCGACCGGTTCACTGACCCAGGACAACCGTGTTGGGAATGCCCAGAAGGTAGCCAACACGAGGCTCACAGCGAGTACCCCGAAGGGGCTTCTCGCAGGAAGCATCGTCGCGGTAGCTGGAAACGGACTTATTGGGGCTTGCGCCGGGGATAGCACAACAGCTGACAAGGCTGTTGGTATTGCTATCAATAACGCGGTGGGGAATCCCTTCGAGTCCAGTTCCGGTGTCGGTTCTGGGAAGTGCGTCTATGCTCACGGAACGGGGACGGTTCTTCGAACGGACATTTATGAGACGTTCAAGAAAGACGGATCTACGCCAGTTGCCTATACGGCGGGTGACTTGCTGTATTCGTCTCAGAATGGTCTGCTGATCAATATCCTTGACAGCACCAACAACGCCCCGTACGCAACCATCATCGGTATTTGCCTGTCGGCTCCGACGGCTACCGATTCATACCTGTCCGTTCAAATGAGAATCTAAGGAGGTGAGTTTTTCATGGATCCAGTAACCAATGAGGTCAAGCAACAAATCATTGCTGACTATCTGAAGACCGCGTCTGGACGTGCGAAGCTCGCCGCTTCCATGGTTCAGCCACTCCGTCTGAGACGCGATTACACGTCGGTCGGTCGTAAGACCTTCCTCGTGGAACAGCTCCCGGACGGTGCTCTCCCGATCTACGACAAGGATCCGAATGTCACAGCATACGTGATTGGTGAAGAGGGTCAGAATATTCTGGCTATCACCAAGCCACGTCGTGTCATTTTCCCCTTGTTTGAGATTGCCTCGAACCCTGAAATCCCGTTGACCCAGATCAAGGAGCGTCGTTTCGATCTTATCGAGCGTGCCCAGGATTTGGCGAAGGCGCAGATTCAGGCCGAAGAAGACACCCGTGTCTTCGAAGTTCTGGACGCCGTTGCAGCGGCCGGTTTCGATAACATAGGTGCCACCAACGCTGATATTCCAGCTGTTGCTCCTCTCACTCCGGCTAACTTGGCTGATGCTTTTGCATCAATCGAGCGCCACGACCTTCGGGTCGCTCGCGTGTTCTGTAATGCCCTTGATTACAGTGACATTCGTAAGTGGGGCCGTGATGTTCTGGATATCGAGACCCAGGCTACATTGCTGAAGACCGGTCTGATGGCCACCGTTTGGGGTGCCCAGATCATAGTCAGCAGGCGTGTGCCGGCAGGCGTAATTTACGTCTGTGCAGAACCCGAGTTCTTTGGACGTATTCCCGTGAGAACCGAGTTAAGCGTCCTGTCGGCTGACGACCCAAAGAACCGTACCATTGGTTTCTCTTGCTTTGAGAACCTTGGTATTGGTTGCCATAACCCACTTGGGCTGTGCCGGGTTGTTATTGCTCGTGGTTAATAGTCCGTAAGGTCTGTTGATACAAGGTCGTTGGCGAAATCCAACGACCTTTTTTATTGACTTTCTCGGTCTATTAGCGTATAATATAGTCATGGATATTAAAACCAAAAGAAAATCACTCACTAATGACGTGTTGATGTCTTTGCATTCAAGTGGGTTGTCTGATGTCAAGATAGGGTTGATGTTTGGACTGACTGGGGAGGGGGTGGCTTATCGAAGAAAGAAAATAGGTCTTCCACGTCAGGAATATTCTAACTGCAAGAAACGATTCTCCGCTTTAAAGGAGGTGCCCGTAGAGACTTTAAGGGATGACTATTATAATCTGACCACAGGTGGGTTCTCTTCTAAATATGATCTTTCAAAGACTGTCTGGCTTCCATATCTCAGGTCGTTGGGGATAATCAGTAAGAGTGAGAACAGGATAAAAAGTTTTCCTCCACTAACTCTGGATCAGAAGAGGCTCATAGTGGCTGGAATGCTCGGGGATGGCGGGATTACCGAGGAGGGGTGCTATTATGAGTTCCATTCGGAGAAGCAGGTGGAATATCTGCGCTTTAAAGAGAGGCTGTTGAAACCATACAGCAAACCAGTTCATCAGGTAACGGATGGGTTTGAGTTCGAGACGGTAACTCATCCGGCATTCAAAGAATTTCGTGAAAAATTTTATAGGGGAGACATGGGTGGGAAATTAATTCCATTGAATGTTTTAGAGTCATTATGGGATGATTGTATTCTTGCATACTGGTTTTTCGATGATGGCCATTTTAATGATGAAGATGGGACAGCCACGCTCGCTAATTTTTGCCCTATTAGAGAACAGTTGGTTGAACTATCCTCTTTTCTCAATGTTAAATATCAACCTTGGCATTTTACTTTTTCTGGTAATAAATTTTTTCTACCCAAAGGGCATATAACTGATTTTGGCAAACTTTTAATTAGATTTGCTACCCCTGACTTGTATTATAAAATCCCTGAACAATGCCTGACTCCGGAAATGGTGCTAAGAGTAGATATGGGGAGAATATCTTCGTTCAAGCCTAAATTCTACAGGGTTACCAAAGATGAAGATCTGAAGAAAAGAATGGAAGATGGCGTCTTTGAGTATTATCGAGCGAAGGGGTTCCCATACATGAGATTGACTGAAGATCGTTTTAATTATTTGGCCGATTATTTTGTTAAGATTGAGCCAAAATGTGAAAATGGCTTTATTTCCCATAATCCAGCAGGCCAGAATTTATGTGAAAATTTCTTTCCAAATATTTATGAATGTTCGAGAAAAGGGCATAGGCCCCCCTTGACCTCTTGGGGGGAAGATGATTATTTGAAAAAGTTAATTAAAAATAGATTCCACTATGCAGATAAAATGAATGACTCAGCCCTTCGGATTGGAATTAAACTGACCAAGGCCTGCGTTTCTAATTTCAAGCCGGCCGTGGCGAAGTACCTTTATTCGCAGTACGGCTTTAATGGGAAAATTCTTGATTATTCCTGCGGGTTCGGGTCTCGGATGCTAGCGGCTATGTCCTTGGGCATGGAGTATTGCGGGTTTGAGCCGGCCACTAAGACCTTTGATAATCTGATTCGCTTTGGTGAATTTCTGAAGAGGAGAATAGGGGGCTCTTTCGAGATAAGGAAGGTCGGGAGCGAGATTGCTCCTTTCAGGGAGAACTATTTCGGATTTGCATTTTCATCCCCGCCCTATTTTGACTTTGAGAAATATTCTGATGATCCGGGCCAGAGCCTTATAAAGTTTCCGAAGTTTGAGGATTGGGTTGAGGGTTATTGGAAGAAGACCATGGAGAATTGTTATAAAGCGCTCATTCCTGAAGGTTTTTTTGGCATATGTTTGAGTAGCTCTACTTTAGGGAACCTTTTTGATAGAACCTTTTCTTTTGCGAAGGAGATTGGGTTTCATTTTTATAAGGATTATGTGGTACCCTTCAAACATGTCCTGTCCGGGGGAGATAAAACGGAAACTGTTCTCATATTCTCGAAGCAGCCCTGCTCTTCCGAGCCCATGTTCTATGGCAAAAACACTCCTCAAAGGAAGTTTTCTCCGTCCATTCAAGACGACTTGATGGAGGTGTCTGAGATAAAGCGGAAGATTTGTACGCCCGAAGAGGTTGATGTCGCTGTATTAAAATTCAAGGAACTTGCCCCGGACAGGGGGGTTTCCCGGGATACCTACAGAGACGGAGCCCTGTTAGGGGTTCCTTCCTATGTTTTGGAGCACAAATGGGGCTCGTGGAATGCTTTTGTTATTTCTTGTGGCCTTGTACCTGGCTATGAGGCACACAGCCCTGTAGAGCACACCCAAGGCTTTCTGGAGGCCTGTAGAGCCAGTGGTCAGGTTCTGACCTTCTATGAGTACATGAAGGTTACAGGCCACCCTGATTCGCGTCTGAAGCGCCTGTTCAACACCGGCCGGCCATATCACCACCTGCTTGACGAACTCCGATCAGTGGCCTTGGATGAGGCCAAATGGTCTGAATTTTTGGCGAAGATGGTTTAAAGCCCCCTCCAGATAGTAGTCCCTCACCGGAAGTCCTGAGACCGGCCCAATAATCTGTTAATAGGCTTACCGTAACATCCATACCCGAAAACCCAAATGAAAGGGGACTGACCAAATGGCAACTCCTACATACCAAGATACCCGCGTCGGATGGCTCTATGCTGACCCGAGCGCTCCGTATGAGGTCAAGGAATCGGAAGTGACCGTATTACAAATGGACCGATATTCGGACATCCCTGAAGGTCATTTCACAAGTGACAGTCTTTTCAAGTATTTCTCGACCGAGACCCTTGTCAACACCCAGTACATACACCTGAACGTCGAAGTTCAGGCCGGCTGGACAGGTTCTGACTGGACCACGGTAGAAGAGTTCGCTCGTGAAGTCGGTAAAGACACGTTCCCATCATCTCAGGCTGTTCCATTCCCAGCGGGGGTTATGGGTAGCTTCCGATGCCCTATTTATGGGGATGCCACTCATTACCGTGTTGTCATGAAGACCTTCGGAGGAGACTCCACCGGAGAGTTCAACATGGTTTGTGGGCTGTCCAA